TGTGCCTGTTCACGAGTATCCATTTCGATACCCCTTATCTCTCCACCCTGGGAGAGTGAGCGTAGTAATCTACGTGTGAAACCATCGGCCGTTCCTCGAAAAACATCGAGACAACAAAGCATATAAGGTTTATTATTCTTGAGAAAATCAAGAATAAGCGGCTCCACTTGTTTAAGGACGGGCATACCTGCCCCTCCAAAGTGGATTGGAATATAGCATAATGCTTGTTTCCAGTGAATGTACCTTCCCATACGGAAGTACCACCTTTCCTGTAACCAGGTTTTTAAAGGTCTCCATTCACGTGGGAGCCACTCCAGTTTATTGGTTAGTGCTCCCGCCTTACCGATCGCAGGGTTCGGTAAGGACTCACCTGGTAAACCCGGTTCGAGTTTACCATAGGGCGTAAATAGACGCAATTTTATAGCGTCAACGTGGATCGTTTCACCATATTGCATTTGGTGTAACGGCTTATCACAATTGAAGACTTTCTTGTCTTCAAAGAACAAAAGTTCTTCGCAGTATATACCTGCTCTTCTTGTGATAACAAACTTCTCTGGGTTCAATTCATGACCTATGAGAAGGTGGCAATCCATCTCGAGATTAATATTCTCGAGTGTTTCGTGTAATACGAAATCGTCGCCAGCCCATGTGAAGAGATCCTCCACAATGGGCCGAGGTTGGTTAAGAAATGACATTATGTCAGTCTTAGCGTACTGAACGCAAATAGCAAGCTCGTGGGCTAGAAGACCCGCGGCTGCACCAGCCTCTTTTGTACCCGGATGACCCATGAAAATGCCATTGGTGTTGGTGAACCACCAAACAGCTGCATTTTCGTTATCAGCCGGGCCCTCTAGACGAAAAACCCTGTGTGGGCTTGTCAAGAGGTCTACCATGACATGCAGGAGGCGTAATTGCCTTCCTGCTCCATCTAGAATGCCATGGAGTAGTGCTCTCACATACTGATGAGTCATATTATCAGTGGCGACAGTGAGATCACCAAAACAGAAATACCTATCTTCGAATGCTTTGCATTCACCTCTGTAGGCTGCCAGTTTATTGGCATAATCCCATCCCTTCCAGGATCTTAAGAATCCGGAAGTCAGTGATGGATGAGATGATAGGATGGGCGCCAATTCGTGCCCTAAAGGTTGGAGGAGAATTGTCTCCCACGCTTCCGCGACGGTAATACACCGTACCTTATTTCCGTTTTCGCCCAAGAGTTCAGTACGAACTCGAGGGTAGTTGTTGGGATTGTTTGTTACCCGTAAAGGGTTCAAATCCGTTAAAAACGGAGCGCCTTCCAAGGCGCCCACCCGCAAACCTTC